TCTTTTAATTGCTCATAATTAATAAATTTCCAGTGTGGATTCCACATTCCATATTTATCTAGAATCTCTGTAACCTCTTTTGTGCTAAGAGGCTCTGGATTTACACAATTATAAACACCAGCTGGTACCGTTCTCATATTAATTAATCGATTTACCGTATGAGTCAGGTCTTCAATTACTGTTTTCGAGTTCGTCTCTTGTAGGAGATTGTTATACTTTAATAACTTCGTCAAGTAGTTTTTACCTGAGTTAAAGTCATTACATATAGGCATACGAATCCTTAGTGTATACACATTAGGATAAGCGGAGAGACATAGTTCTGCCGCATGTTTTGTTTTACTATACCAACTACTACCTCCGTTAGAAAGTCCAAAATTAGGATCATCTTCTTCGGTGTATATATCAGTACCATCATATATACAACCGGAGCTAATATTTACAACTTTAATATTATGTTGTAAGCAAAAATCTGCTAATATAGTTGGGAACGTAACATTTAAATCCCAGCATTTTTGCTTGTCGTTCTCGCACGCATCTACATTCGGCTTACCAGTATATCCGACACAATTTATTAACCATTTTTGTTCATAGTTATTAAATTCTGGTCTGAGATTATTAAGTAGATCCTGTTTAAGTAAAACCGGATCACTATAGTGATATTTGCTTATAGTTACTACGTCAAAATCTGTCATTGTTGACGTAAGATAACTATATACTTTCTCACCGATATAACCGTTGCCTAAAACAATTACTTTATTCATGTATCTTTTTCCTCTTGTATATTACTAAAAAAATCTATATTACTGACTCGTCTTAATAGTGTTTCTAAGGAGTCGTAATCTTGAGCGGTTTTACCTGATAAAATAACTACGCTTTCTCCTTTTGTATCGTATCCTACTAAAACAAAAGATTTTAAGTATTCAGCTAAATAATCATTCATTACGGCGAGACCACGCTCATTACCTTTACTAATATCCTCAGCAGCATTTATACTCGTCTTGAGTAAATTATCAAAGTTTTTATTTTTAGTTGTTTTCTTCACTTGGTAAAATATCTTTATCTGTTAGTTTGGTTAATATAACTTCCATACTATCTGTTTTAAGTTGTAGATTTTTAAATTTTAAACCATCATTAAGTTCAAACATTTCATCTTGGTTCCAATCTTTGTTTACATAACAAGTAATGTATAGCGATGCGATTCTAGGCTCAATCATGACGGTCCACTTCCGACAATCCTGTGTAGAATAGTTATTAAAAATTCTATTTACTGTGTATCCATTGTCACGTAAGCGCTTTATAAAATAACCACATGTTGTTACTTTATTTTTCATTAATTTTTATAACTAGTGCTAACAAATGTAAGATTACTCTCATGTATGTCTAATTTTAACATTAGCATTTTATATTCATTATTAATATATACAGTCGCGTGGTCGAAGCTCAATGTAGATATTAATCTAAATAATTCCACATCGAGTATAAGCTCATAATCTAAATCATCTCCCTCAAATTTGTCTGCAATTAATGCAGTGTAACTATCTACATTTTGTATCTTCTTATCAGAAAGTTCTGCATATATACTATTACCTTCAGTCTTTAAATATACTTTACTTGTCTCAGTAACAAACGGTAATGCTCTCAATATGGCGTTATTTTTTTCTCGAGTCAACTCAAAATGTGTATCGAAATTAATATTATCAATTTTCGTAAAATCAAATGCATTTTTTGATTGTAGGCTATCATCGAATAAGTGATATTTAAATCTATTATTATTGTTGTTATATGTAATACAGTTTTCTTCTATTTTTAAATCAATCGAATCTTCATCTAAGCAAGATAGAATTTTAATTAATTTTACTGTATCTGGTAAACATATTATAGTATCTTGAGGGTGATCTGGCCAGCTTACTTCATATTCTGCTCGTAAGAAAATATTTGAATTATTATGTACAACTGTTGATATTTTATTTTCTACATTAAGTGTAGAAGATGGAGCTATTCTCGAGACAGGGTTGAGAAAGCTTTTAATAAAATTGTCTTTACTTGCTATCGGTAGAATCATTAGTTTCGTTTAATTTGATTCTTATATTAATTTCTTTTGCATTTTTTGCAACATTACGCTCAATCAGATTGACAAATCTTGTCACTTGTTTTTCCAAAGATGTAACTCTGTCAATGAGAGGAGACAAGTCTTGTTGAGGTTGTACGTGCTGTACGGGCTGTACGGGCTGTTGAGAGGGCGCCGGGGGTTGCGGATTATGTTGTACAGGCCGCGGTCGAGCAGCAGGGCGGTATATTTCTTTCTGTAATGGAACTGCCTTAACCCCTTCATTTGGAGCTATCCCTTTATTCAGTTCAAATGCCTGCTTATTTAACGCATTTATAGATCCAAATAATTCTGCTTCTTCTTGTTCTGGTGTTACCATTTTATAAAAGGGGGAGGTTACCCTCCCCCATATATTTTTAATCCAAGCTATCAAGTAGCTCTTTTACTTTATCATCATCTACTGCAGGCTCTGAAGGTTTTGACGAGGTTTCGATATCATCAAAACTAATATCATCATCATCTTCAGCCTTAGTAGCTGCTGGTTCTGGTTCTGGTGTTGAGCCGTCAATACCATGGTAATGCTCATTAAGCATTGTCGTTAGTTCATCGTAACTTTTTACTGGAAATACACTCTCAAGATCATATACCTTATCATATACCTCTTTTACTGTATCTGCAGTAACACCAGTAAGACTAGTCGGTGCGGCAAAGCGTGAACTAACATAAGTCGGATAACCACCTTGCTCTTCAACCTTAACCTTGAAACTACAACCGTTCTTAGTAAGATCAAAAATACGCTCACCAAACTCATCAGCGTCTTCACCTTCAATAGCTTCCATAATAATTTTATGGAGCTGGCGACCGAATCGAAGGATCTTAACCTTACCTTCGTTTTCCGGGTTCTCAGGATCCTTAACCACATATACATTAATGAGCCAATTTTCCTTTCGATTTAAAGCCCTAGCGGCTTCTTTCTCTTCTTCTGTACCAGTTTTAGAGATTTTATACCGTGCTTCTGCAATCGGATCTCTTTCACCCCATGTTTGAGGGCTAATAGCGCTCTGAAACTGTCCAGTCGCCTCACTTACCCATCCATGTGAATAATAATGGAAAAATGTTTTACTTGGATCCTTTACAACCGGAACCAATCGTAACACATATGTGTTACCCGTCTTCAACCGCATAATATTGCTAGTTGTGCTACTGCCGTGCGCTGGCTTGGCTAGCGCGTCCTTAATTGATGCAAACATACTCGTCGTCATATTTTTAATATTTTATCTATTGTTTTTATAAGTTTAATACTCAGTGGTTTGATTTTCTTCGAGAATGTAAATCTCGTTCTCAAACTGCTCAGCATATTATAGAACCGTTTATAAGTAAATTCAACTACATTTTTTTCTAGATGGATTTTACGTTCACATAAGTCGAGAGAGATTAAACTATACAAACTAACGTTACCCTCTTTAAGATCTAAAATATAATTAGGATACAGCCCTTTTTGTAGATTTAGATATTCTTTGCATGATTTAATATTGTTATCTATACATTCTTGATAGATATATTTCATGCTATTTCTTAGTCTAGTAATATTAAACAGATGATCGGCATCTGTAAGTTCAATTTCTTCAATATATTTTCTATATGTTGATATAGCTCTGAATGTACTATAAAATTTTAGAGGTACAAATTTTTCGGAATATAGTTTGTATGGAGCTGAGAAAAATAACTCAGCATCAATCTGTTTGTTTTTTAACGTTTTAGATACCTTTTTAACTAATACGAATTTTTCATCGTCTAAATTATTAAATTTTTTTCTAGGAGTAAACCCCTTGTTCACTCTAGTGGCTTTAAGATAAGCGTTATATATGTTTTGCTCATATACACTCAGCTGGTTATCAGTCATAGGTTAAGAGAGTTCTTTTTTAAAAATTTTGTAATATACTTGCTCTTATACAAATAGGGGTCATGCTGTAAAAATATCTTCACTAATTCAAAATTAGTGTCTATTACAAGAGATTCTTTAAATAATTCTCTGTATTTTTTTTCTTTAAGAACTAGTAAAAAGACGTTAGCTAAATTCAGCTTTTTGTTTTCACAAATAGATATAAAGCTACATAGTGTTAAAAACTTATGTACAATATCTTTACGATCTAATAATGTATATGGATCATCCATTTACTGGTATAAAGGTCTTACTTAACGCCAGAACATTTTCATTTAAAGAGCCCCCGGCGGCGTATTCGTGACCTCCTCCATCACATATCTTTTGAGCGAATTTTCCTAAGTTTAGGTCTGTTTTTCTATTTTTACGTAAATACACTCTATTGTTTTTTAGATTTATCATTAAGCATACATCACAATCATTATTATCAATGATATATTGACACAAGTCGTTGACGTACTCGTGTGCAAATGTACTAATAAATTTATATTTTTTACCTCCAATACTTAATGTCGACTTGTATAAGGAAACACTATCTCTAATTTTTTTAAATTTATAATAATGATAACTTATAATCTTATTTTGTTCGTTAGTGAACCCGTGAAAACCAGATTCAAAATCAGTAATGAAATTTTGTAACTTATCTCCGTTCTTATACCAAAACAAAAAATTTAACTTATTACTCTCTGGAAACTTTAATTCATAACAATCATAATCATTAGCAAGGGCAATTAGTTTCTTTTGCTCGGTAGTAAGATTAGCATTATCTTTATAATGCCGATATATTAGCTTACTACATGAAGTACATTCCTTGTCAATTATAGTTGTTGCGTTTTTATATTTCTCTTCATGAGATTTATGATGATCAAATATAGTTACATTCTTTTTATCAATAAGATCTTTTATTTCCGTGGTATCTAAGTCAAAGAAATAAACATTTTTGTAATCTGATATTTTATTGCGCTTTAACCATCCTAGAAATTTTTCTCTTAAAGATGAGACTTTAATAGTAGCTACTTTTGGTTTAGTTTGGGTTAACCAGCAATATGCTAAATAACTACAGCTTCCGTCTAGATCTAAGTCTGTAAAGATTATTTCATTCTTTAACATTGTATATACTTACACGACTCTCCCGAATTGTACAGCGTCATCTTCCGCTGTGTTTATATCGTCGTTAATATTAAGGTCATTGTTTTCTATAAGAGTTAATTTATTATAGTCAATACTTAATCGGGTGCTTCCGGTATTAGACCCAAAGCGATTTTTAATTATACCTATATGCAGAGCATTGTCCTCTTCATCTTCCTCTGTACGCCAAATACTAACAATTGCATCGGCGGTTGACCCTAATCCATAACTCTCACCAATAGATTCTAACCCAGGTCCTCCAGCAGTATTACCGTACCCGGTTCGATTGACTTGGGTTGCTGATATAATCGGACATTCAAAAGTATAAGACATGGCTCTTACTAGTTCAGATATATTCTTAATTCTTTCGTATGAATTATTACCATATGTACTAGCCATTAAGTTTAAATAATCTAATATAATAATATCTGGTTTAAACTGTTTGTTTATCAGTTTCTTAACAAAACCTTCTAATTGAGGCGGTGTAATAGAGTTCGGCGCGAACTCTTTAATAATCATATTTGCTCCAGGGTGTCGCATTTTAAATTTACCTACACTTTCTCGTAAACCTTCAATATGACTATCTAAGTGGTTTATAGGCAGTCCTGTAAGTCTAGATGTAATTCTCTTACTATAAATCATTTCTGACATTTCGAGAGAAACAACTAATACATTTTTACCTTCAGCTGCTGCTGTAGTAGCTATGTTACTAAGAAAAATTGATTTACCAACATTTGTAGGTCCAGCGAAAACATATAAACTTCGACCATCTTCTAGGAAACCACCACCTAAGCGCTCGTCTAACCAATCCCACCCAGTTTTAATTTTGTGTTCTCGTGTTGTTAAATTAGTTATATGTTGTTCTAGATCTTTAAAATAATTATGTCCTATATTTGTAGTAATAGAAATGTTACATGCTTTATTAAATTTCTCGTGTATGCTTTTTACATCTCTTTCTTTACTATCAACAATTTCTAAGAATGTGTTAAATACAGCTTGCTCTTGAAGAAACTTTTCTGTATATAAATATAAATCATCAGAAGTGAGATCAGATTCTAAATCATTAATTACAGTTTTGCTTTTGTTATAATATTCTTTTAGCTGGTCAGTATTTAAATATAATTCTAATTCAGTTCTCGATGGTCGTTTATTATTCTTTTTGTATAGAGCTTGTATTAATTTAATAATCTGTTGAAATTCTTTATTTTTAAAGAACTTATAATTAAGATTATCAATAATAGAATTTAGATATACATCATCCTCAAGACAGTTCTTAAAAACAATTTTTTCTAAATATTCGAGATCTATATCTAGGTAATTACTTTCGCTTGTTAGCATGTTTAACGAGAGTATTATAGAAGTAATCTTCTGATTTGCTATACTCTTCTGTGTGGTTGAGTAGTCCAGGTGATTCGTGAATCACGTGAATAGGAGCAGTAATTAAGCGCAACCCGGCGACATGACAATCTAAACAAAATTTTAAATCATAATGATGAAATCCTTTTATATTAGTATCAAATTTTATTTTTTCCTTCGCGATTGATTTAGTTCGAACAGCTAGAAATAAACCATCTAACAATACTACCTCTTTGGGAGTTTTTCCGAATATCGTAGGAGAATAATCTGTCTTATTTTGATAATGAGATACTATTCCAGATAGTGATTCTGGCTTACACAATAAATGCCATAAGCAAGGTTTTCTAACTTGTAATTTACTTCCACCGGCTAGACCTACTACATCAAACCCTTGTTTAAACAAATTACGAATTTCTACTAAAAAATTTATACTATCAATAAACACATCATCATGTACAAATAGAATACAATCATATTTTTTAAAATTTTCTGGTGTAAGGTAATTGTTATAAACTTTACATAATCCGCGTGTATTTTTATATGTAGGTTGAAGATCAAACGTAGTTATAGTGTTTTCTTCATGATGATGTAAGCTTTTAGATAATCTAGAATTTAAAAACTCTGCACTAGTAGCTTGTGTAGCAACTGCTATTAAAGTTTTCATAAAAAGAAGGGTGTCATATTTAGTTCAAATTCTTCTTCTTTATTAAAAGTATTATTAGTAAAATTATAAATTAGTACGACACCTTCGGCTATATCTTTATATTCATCGCTCACTTGAAGCGAACTAAAATCTCCACCGTTACTAAATAACGTAGATCCAGATCTAAATACACGTAGTTCTGCATGGTTCGCGTCATAGTACCAGCAACCAAATGTTCCTTGTAGTGCGGAGATTGCATCATTAAATCCTATTTTTTCTATTAAAGGTAAAATAACATTACTATCTACTTTACATTTAATATTTAAATTATATTCTTGTATTAATTCTTCGTGATTAGATAGCACGCCATTATGCGCTATGTATTTGTTTTTTAAATTAAATGGGTGAGAGGTCTCTATATTAAAGTCTCGAACGTTGGATGTTGGTGACTGTACATGTCCTAGGTAATATATACAAAAGGGGTTTTCTTCTATATGTCTATCAAAATCTTGTTCATATTTTGTTGCCACGCGTATATCATTTTTCATTCCCCCTGGAAATAGCATTGTTACGCTACGTACAAAGTTCCCTCTTTGAGAGTTCTTTGTATATAACTCTCTAAATGTTTTAATATCGTTTGATCCAAAAATTCCACACATAACTATTTTAATTGTATAAACTCTGCATTACTCAGGCAACTTAAATCTTTACAACCAGCGTATGAAATAGAACTTTTAAGAGCCTTTTCAATTTCTCTTAATCTAATATTATATTCCGGTGCTAAGTCTATCTCTATTTGTTTACCTTCAACAAAATTTAATTTATTTCTTTTTTGAGTATATGATGTACTACCATAATATTGTTTACGGCCGTTAATATGTTTCGCGGGAGAGTCAATACACCCTGCAAAAAAAGATCCAGCCATTACACAATCTGCTCCTGCAACTAAAGCTTTTGCAATATCTCCAAATTCTTTACACCCACCATCTGCCATTATTTTAGCTTTTGTTTTGTGAGAGCTAATTTTTAATAATGTTGAAAACATAGGTGTACCGAAACCGGTCTTATACCGCGTAGTACAGATAACTCCTGATCCAATTCCTACTTTAACAACATCAGCACCAGCGTCTTCTAAGAATTGAAAACCATCATAAGTTCCGACGTTACCAGCAATAACTATTGAATCAGGGAAATATTTTTTAACAAACCTAACCATACTACCGACTTTTTGATGATGTCCGTGAGCTACGTCAATTGTAATAATATCAATTCTATATTTATTAAGTATAATAGCTTCTAATTGGTCATAAGACTCTTGGTTTACACCAATACTAACGCTTACGCAATTACAATTAAGGTCATTAAGTCTTTGTACTGTTTCAAATACATTATCAAACCGATGCATAATATAAAAATAATTATTATCATCTAATTGCTTGCATAATTCGATATCTATTACAGTTTTCATATTAGACGGGACTACTGGTAATTTAAATGAAAACTTCCCTAACTTAAAAGATGTGTCGGCAGCGTTTCGAGTATCTAATTCACTGTATTTTGGTACTAATAAAATATCAGAGTAATCTAGTTCTTTACCATGGTATATCTGTTCGCTCATATTCAATTGGGTCTTTTATATTGTTTTGTAAAAATCCTTGTATGCGAGAACTACATGCTGTACAATAACCACATGCTAATTCTTTTCCTTCGTAGCATGTCCATGTATGTTCAAAGTGAACTATATTATCTA